CGAAGAAACTTTGGTCAGCGCCCGCGCGCAACTCCATCACCACCGCGAGGTCATGGCGCACATGGCCGACGACGCCGGCCCGGTCGAGCGCTGGGCGATTAACGGCTTGGCCGACGTTTTCGCGCGGCGCGTGGCGCGGCTTGAGGCGATTGCGGAGGGGCGGGCGTGATGCAGATTTGGTGCTGCGGTTGCCAAACCAACGTCGAAGCGGTTCGTGCGACCGGGCGTGACATCTATCCTCACCGGGCGGACCTTCATAAAAAGCGGTTTTGGCGCTGCCAGGCTTGCGGCAACTACGTAGGCTGCCACCCCGGAAGCGAGAAACCGCTCGGCAATATTCCGACGCCAGAACTGCGCAAAGCGCGCAGTCACGTCCATGCAATTCTTGATCCGATCTGGAAAACGAACCGGATGCCACGAGGTCAAATCTATGCTCTGATCAGCCAGAAGATCGGACGCCAATACCATACCGGCGAAATTAAAACCGTCGAAGACGCCCGCACGATTTATCGGATCGTAAAAGACATCAGCGCTTCGTTGGAGGCAACATGATGGACCTCATCATAAGCATCGAAACCGAGGCGAAAGTCCTGGCCGATGCCGCGATTGAGCGGGCCGAACGGGCGTTGCGGGTTTGGCGTGAGCGGAGGGTGTGATGGAACATGAGCGCGAATGGTGGGCGGAGGAAGCGGACTTAATTGATCGACTCAAAGCGAAGTGCCGCGAATTTGGATCACAAAAGGCGTGGGGCGATAAGCACGGTTTTAGTGCCGCATATGTGTCTGACATACTTAATCGTCGCCGCGCCATCGGTGAAAACATCGCGATGGCGCTTGGTTTTGAATGCAAACGGGTTTTTCGGGAGTTTGAACCATGACCCTCCGCACCATCCTCGCCTATGTCGGCGACATTTACGCGGCCCGCGCAGCTTATGAAGCTATTCTAAAGCCCGCCATCGTTCCGGCGCCGGTCGAAGCGGAGGTGGCGTGATGGACGCATTCACCCCGCCCACGCGCAGGCGCACCCGAATCAGCCCCGTCGAGCGGGCGGCAAAAGCCACCAGCGACGCCATGCGCATCGCTGTCGCGGCACTGGTGCAGAATGTGCCGGCAATCGACGAAGCCGCAGCACGCACGGTGGTGATGGCGATCCGGGCCGGGTTGGTGCCGGGCTGCAAGATGGAGATTGGCCAATGAACGAAATCGTCAAAACCACCGAATCGAAACCGCCGACCGCATCATCTCCGGTCCTTTCGTCGAATGCCGGCGCGATGCTCAACATCATCGAGCGCGCGGCCTTCGACCCCACCGTCGACATTGCCCGCCTCGAAATGCTGTTCGACATGCAGCGCAAGTTTTTGGCCGACGAGGCGCGCGTAAAGTTTGAGCGGGCCATGAGCGCTGCCCAAGGCGAAATGGGGCCGGTGACGAAGGACGCCCAGAACAACCACACCAAGAGCCGCTACGCCCGGCTGGAGGCTGTGGACGAGGTCATCAGGCCCATCTACTCCAAGCACGGCTTCTCGCTGTCCTTCAACCAAGCCGAGGCTCCCAGCGGCGCGATAAAAGTGGTGTGCAAAGTCGGACATGAAGCCGGTCACAGCGAGCTCTACGATTTGACCGGCGGCTTGGACAACAAAGGCTCAGGCGGCAACGCCAATAAAACCGACATCCAGGCCACCGGCAGCACCGTGACTTATCTGCGCCGCTACCTAACGTGCATGATTTTCAACGTCGTGATCGCCGATCAGGACCGGGACGGAAACGCCGAGCAGCAAAACAAGGCGCATCTGGTCCGCATCAACGAAGAGCAAAAAGCGGAAATCTCCACGATTTTGAAAGCGCTGGTCGAGGCAAAGATCGAAACCGACAGCTTCTATCCGTGGATACGGGACCACATGAACGCAGAGGCAATCGACGATCTCAAGGCGTCCGATTTTCCACGCGTTGTCACAGCACTCAAAAGGAAGCTGCAACACGCAAGGAAAACCACCGCTTCGGCCGATGACGATTTTCCGGGAGATCGGCCATGAAAGTCATCAACTGCGAACAGGGATCTGACGAGTGGAAGCAGCACAAGATGGGCCGTCCCACTGCCAGCGAATTCCACAAAATCATCACCCCCGGCGGCAAGCCGTCTGCGCAGGCGCCACAACTAGCCTACCGTCTGGCGACCGAAATCCTCCTTGGCCAATGCTACGATGAACAAGGCAGGCCAATCGGCGACATCAGCAACCTACCTGCGATCATCCGCGGAAAAACTCTGGAGCCCCAGGCTGCAGCCGACTACGAATTCGAAACGGGCTGGAAAACCACGAAGGTAGGGCTGCTGGTGACCGATGACGGCCGGGCCGGCGCATCGCCCGACCGCCTGATCATCACCGGCAACGACCTCAAAGGTGGCTGCGAATTTAAATGCCCCTATCCTCATACCCATCTTGAATATGTGGTCGCGGGCTTCGGCAAAGACTACATCGTGCAGGCGCAAGGACAAATCTGGGTCGGCGAGTTCGACTTCGTCGACCGCGTATCATACCTGCCTGGCGCCCCATCCAAACGCGAACGTACATGGCGCGACGAGGCTTGGATGAAGCTGTTCGACACCGAAATGCCAAAATTCTATGAGACGCTCGACCGAGCGCTGGAAGTGGCCCGCGCCGCCGGCGAATGGGTGCCGATGCCCGTTGTTACCGCAGCAGATTATATCCGGCCGCGAGGGTTCCAGGCGCGCGAACGGCATGACCCAAGCAACGCATTTAACCGCGAATTCGATCCGGCGCTCGTTCCGGACGGTGGGGATTTTTACTGATGATCTTAGCATACGACACCGAAACCACCGGCCTTCCCGACTTCAAAAACCCTTCGGACGCGCCGCAGCAGCCGCACATCGTCCAATTCGGGGCGATGTTGATCAACCCCATCACGGAACAGCCGATGGCCTCGGTCAACCTGATCGTGCGGCCGGAGGGCTGGACAATTCCTGACGAGGTGGCGGCCATCCACGGCATCACCCAGGACGTCGCGATGGCCGTCGGCGTCAGTGAAACGCTGGTCACGCAAATATACATTTGTGGCACAAATGCGGATGCCGCCAGCGCAATCCAAAAACTGATAGATGAGGCAAGCAAATGAGCACCAATGACCGCGCCGGCACGCTGGGCAAAAATGTTGTCGTTACGCAGAAGGTGCGGGTGAGGGCGTGATTTTTGGTTCAATTTGCAGCGGTATCGAAGCGGCCAGCGTGGCATGGAAACCGCTGGGTTGGAGACCCGCGTTTCTGTCCGAGATCGAAAAGTTTCCCCGTGCCCTTTTGGCGCATCATTACCCTGACGTACCGTTACACGGCGATTTCACAACCATTCAGGCGGGACAATATGAATCAATCGGACTTCTTTGCGGAGGAACACCCTGCCAGGATTTCAGCATCGCCGGACTCCGCGCGGGCATGGGCGGCGAGCGTGGCAACCTCACCCTCGAATTTATTAGACTGGCTGACCGCCTTCGTCCCCGGTGGCTTGTTTGGGAAAACGTGCCCGGTGTCCTGTCGTCAAACGGCGGACGGGACTTTGGCGCCTTCCTCGGGAAGCTGGGCGAATGCGGGTATGGGTGGGCCTACAGGTGCCTTGACGCTCAATATGCCGGCTTGGCTCAGCGACGGTTCCGTGTGTTCGTTGTCGGATATATTGGAGACTGGCGACCTGCCGCATCGGTACTTTTTGAGCGCGAGAGCTTGCGTTGGAATCCTGCGCCGCGCCGAAAAGCGCGGAAAGACGTTGCCCCCACAATTAGCAGCCGCACTACGGGCGGCGGCGGCTTAGGGACGGATTTCGACCTGGATGGTGGCTTGGACCAAGCCACCATCCAGGTCGCCAACACCCTGTCGACCGCGCGCGGCACAGCGTGTGCGAACGCCGCTGATCTCGAAACTTATGTGCCTGTAGCATACGGCGGCAACAACACTTCCGGCCCTATCGAAGTAGCCACGGCCTGCAACGCCCATGCGGGACCGCATGGGCGTTTGGACTTCGAGAGCGAGACATTCATCACCCACACGCTGACGGGCGAGGGCTTTGACGCCAGCGAGGACGGGACCGGACGGGGAACGCCGTTGGGACCAACGGCGTTCCCGTCCCGGTTGTCCGGTACGCAATGCGCTAGCGCGGTTGACATCGCCCCATCAATGGGTGCGACCAATCCGACCGCCGTTGCCTTCGCACAAAATACCCGTGACGAATTGCGCGAAATGGATATTTCCGGCGCTCTCTCAGCGCAGCCGGAAATGAAACAAACGAGTTACGCGCGCGTGGCTCAAACCGTCCGTCGCCTCACCCCGCGCGAGTGCGAGAGGCTTATGGGATTTCCCGACGATTACACCGCCATTCCATACCACGGAAAAATCGCCGCAGATGGACCGCGGTACAAGGCGCTGGGCAATTCATGGGCCGTGCCGGTGGTGCGAAAAATCGGCGAGCGGATTCAAATGGTGGAGGGAATTCTGAATGGCCGGTGACGCGCCCGATATGGCGGCGAACGATCCGCGCCCTGATCCGATGGTGCCGGAAGATTGCGATTTGCGTGAGCGCGTCAAAGCCCTTGAAGAAGCCCTGTTCGACGCGCTTTCCGGCCTACGGTATGTGCGCGCCAATTACCGCGAAGTCTCCGGCGTCGGATTTGATCGGTGCGAAGGCTATCAATCTCTCATAGGAGCGGACACCAAATGAGCGACATGGAAATAGCCGATTTGCCCCGCCTTGGCGCGCACGCCTCAGTGCAAGTGCCGGGCGGGCATCTTCAACTGGCTAAGATTGTCGAGAACAGACTGTGCGAACAAACTGGCATCTGGCACACGCTAGTCTGCTGGGTCAATATTCGCCGCGATGCTGAATGGATACCTTCGCGGTTTGTCCCTCCAACCAATGACATAAGGTCCAGACCATGAGGATTGCCCCCTTAACCCACGGCCGCGCGCTTGCCGCCGCCGTCGCCGCTGCCAATAGCCGCGAAGCAACCTGTGACGACAACGAGCTTTCGGCCAATGAGCGGACCATAGGTTTCGCGATTGCGGCATACTTGGCTGAGGTTGAGGCGGCCGCCGCACTGGTCGAGGTCGGACAAATTTGGGTAACGCCGGGTGGCGTTACCCGCGAGATTCTAAAAATCAATCCAAAGACAATCACTTACCGCGAGACCAGCAGGCGCGGTAACGACTTTGTCAGCCATGCCAAAAACATGCCCGCTTGGATCAAAGCCACCAGGGCGGAGTTGAAAGATAGGAAATCCCGGATATGAGCACGCCGCCAGACCCCATCCGCGACCGCCGCGCGGCCATGCTATGCGCCGATGCGTGGCACAAGGTAGCCGGCGAGCCGGGCAAGCGCGCTCGCAAGAAAAGATACTTGCTCCGGCGCCGGGCGGAGAACTTGGAATTGCAGAGCCTACACGCAATCGAACGAAATGCTAAACCGGGGCTAGAGTATCGAAAATCCTCCGAACCGATAGACAAGAAGGTTTGTGTATCGCCGTAAGAGGCTAAGGCGCGTCCGGCGTTTCTGCCAAGGCCGTCTCAGCCTGTCGGCGCCGCAGCAGTCCCGAATAAACCTGCCCGCCGGCCTTGTCCCACAAGTCCATCTGCGCGATTGCACCGGCATAATCCCCGGCATTGAGCAGCTTTAGCAGCCGCGACGCCTCCCAGTTTCCGGGACCGAGGTTGTAGATGAAATCCGCAAACGCAGCTTTCTGGTTGTCGGTGATCGGCACCTTTACCGAACGAGAAATCTCATCGAACGCCGACTGCAAATCGCGCCGCATCATCTGATCCGCCTGCGCCCCTGTCACCGGCGGCGTGTTGGCGGTCACTGGCTGGCCGTTGATGTCGTACCGGGAGCCGAACCCGATGGTCCAATAGCCCGCCACGTCCTGGTACGGTGCAGCGCGGAAGCCTTCGAAGCCCTCGGCCATTTTCGCGGCCGTCTCAACCGGATCGGTCATTTTTATCCCACCCCAAAGATCTTCAGAATCCACCTGCCTGCCGCCGTCAGGACGCCGCCGCTCAGCACCGCCAGCAAAATTTGAAAAATGCCGCCGCGGATGCCTTTACGAACGCGCTCGGCACCCCTGTCGTCGGCGGTCTGCAGTTCGATCTTCCTGACCGTCTCGCGGATGCCCGATAACTCAATCGCGCTGTCGGTGCGCGTGCTTCGGATTTCGTCCAAGACCTCGTTCATCAGGTCTCCGTTTGACGAAAGTTTCTTTTGGGTTTCGGTGTGCCGTTCCTCGATGCGCTCGTCCCGCAACTTGTCCAAGCGCTCCTTGCCATCGGCCCAGGTTTCCAAACGGGTCACCCGTTCTGACAGTTGTGTGATGGCCGAGATTCCCCCGGGCGGAGCACGAGGCGGCACTTATTTTTCCGGTTGCAGGTCTGGATCAGCAAGGGCCGCCCCCACCGCCTTGAGGTGATCCGAGCAGTCGAGCCAGGCGCCGCGCAGAAGCACCATGTAGCGCACCGCATCCCCCTGCATATCCGTCGCCGGCGCATCCGGCTCGGGCGCGCATGTCAGCAGCGACGAGGGGATGTCCGGCTGCACGAACTGGATTTTGGTCACGATCTGCGGCGGCGGAGTGCCGGCGCATCCGGCGAGGGACAGGGCCGCAGCCATGCACAAGCGCTTCATTTCTGCCCCCTCAGGTCGGCGAAATACGACGACAGCACCGGCGCATCCTTGGCGTCCTGGCCGGACTGCCCCGCCAGCGCGGAATATTTCTTCACAGCAGCGTCCGTGCCCGCCTGGTCCGCCGCCACCTCCTGGGCCAGCAGCGTAGCGGCCGCGTTCACCCGCGCTTCGCTCGCCTTGAACTTTGCGATCTCCGCGACGTTGGCGGCGTTGATCGCCTCGACCTGAGTGAGCTGCGTCTCGGCCGCCGCGGTATTGGCGTTCGCGGCCTTGACCTGGGCTCGCTCCGCCACGACCGCGCCAACCAAGCCGATGATGACGAGGCCGACCGCGAGGCCAGCGATGAGATCAGTTTGGATTGTCATAGCCGCCACCTTTCGGAACGGGGATGGGAATGGAGCCGCCGGCAAATGCCGAGCGCAGGCCGAACCCGGCGCAACTTCCGCCGACCAGCGCACCGACGAACATGCCGAAACCGCCGGCGTCGAATGGCTGCTGAAGCTTGATCACGCTCCACCCCTGGTAAAAGCACCCAAGCAGGAAGCCGAGCACGGACACGAGAGCCTGCTCATCGACCTTGCCGTCCGAGCCTGCGAAGATGTCGTGGACAACGCCCACGGCTCAGAAAAGAGTGTGTACGATCACGAGGGCGACACATGCGCCGATCAGCGCGCCGGTGCCGAACATGATCAGCGGGTGCGCCAGGAAGTAGGACTCGACCTTGGTCGCGTCGGCCTCAACGTCGCTCAGAAGCGGCGGCGCGGCTTGGCTGGTGGCTGCGGCCGTGCCGGGTGCAGGCGCGGGGGCCAGGGCGGGAAAGGCGGGGCGCTGTTCTTCGGGCATCGGATTTTCGCTTTCGCTTAGAGGTTGATTGTGAGGGTGCCGCCGGCCAGCACGGCGCCGGGCGCGCCGGAATTGGTGATCACCAACGACGAGAACGACCCGCTCAGCGTGCCAATGGTGACAGGCATCGAACGAAGCTCGGCAATGTCGGCCGTCAGCTTCTCGGCCGGCGTCTCATGAGTCGCAGCACCGCCGGACACGCTGGCGGCGCCGCCGGCACCCGCTGTCGACGCGGCTGCGTGCAGCGCGGACGTGCGCACCGGCGCTTTGGCCGTGTTGGAAATGCCACCGCGCGCCAGAGCGGGAAAATCAGGTCGATCCATGGAAGGGCCTTTCGCTGGTTGACCCGACAATATCGGCGCCAAATTTGCTCCGCCACGCCGGCGGCGGCGCGCTACTTCTTCAAAGACTTATCGTGCATCTTCTCGGAGGCGGACTTGCCGCCGTGCATGCCCATGAGCGTCAGGCCGAGCCGCGCCTGCGCGCCTGTTTTGCCGCCATCGCCTTTGTGCGCCTCGGCAAAAGCGTGCGTGCTCATGCCAGCCTTTTTGGCTTTTTCCCGGAGTGCGCCTTTGTGTTTGACGGCGCCGGCGATCCAATCGTGCGATGACATTTCGAGTCCTTTCTTTAGGGCGTGAGGCCGTAAACGCGGACTGTGCCGGCGGCAATGGTGCCACCGCTCATGATGAAATCAATGCTGTGCAGCTTTTGCTTTGCGATCCGCCAGCAAAAGCGCACAGTATGCCTACCATGGGCGTTTTACTTAAATCGGTGTGCCCAGCAACCAAATATCTTGATCCTGAGTTTGATAATACGTCTTGAGTACCAGAATTTACCGCATTGGTAATTGTACTGCCTGGCACAACGCCGACTGCCGACAATCCCAAACAGTTGAAACCGTTTGGAAGCAAAATAGGCGCGTTTGTTCCGCCACTTACTTCTGACTGACTTAGAGCGCCAACAAGATAATTAGTAGCATTTTGGCCAGAAATTTCCCAGATAACTGTGGCACCTGCACCAGCCCCCGAGACTGGAGTCTGCGTGGTAGACTCTCCTGCACCAGCAATTTTGGTCAACGTGGTCCCGTAATCTGTCCCAGATCCATTTGAACTTTGGATGCTCCAGCCGGTATTTGCATTTTGACTAGATGAGTTGAAGTTCATTGCTACAAGCAAATTTCCGTCTGTTGGAGCGGTGGCAAACGTTGCCGATCCAGAAGATGATGTGCTGTATGCAACTTGAACCACGTTTGGAACAGTGCCTGCAGAATAACCACCGCCGCCCACTGCGGCCGAAAGCGTGACAAGGCCGCCCGACGTACCGGTGGCTGTGATGCCGGGCTCAATGACCAATCCGGAAACTGCGGTCAATGATGTTGTGCCATAAACCACGTCGATGCCACCGGACGATGTGCCAGTCGCCGCGATCGACACGACGGTGCCGCTTTCGCTCAACTCAAGCCCGGACCCAAATTCGAGCTCGAACGCCGTGCCGCTCATGGTCACGGTGCCGCCGGTCACGATGATGGCATTGGTACCAGGCGCGCCCTGCGGCCCCACTGACCCGGTGTTGCCGACCGGCCCCTGCGGCCCGCGAATATTGCCGCGCTCCGTCCACGTCCCGCCCGAGGCCAGCGTGTAGGTATTGCCCGTCGTGCCGTCGAGATACTGATCGTTCTGCAACTGCCCGGAAAACGAGCCCGGCGCGCCGGTGCCCTGATACCAATCCGAGCCGCGCTGCCCCGTCGGACCGATAGAGCCCTGCGGGCCGATAGACCCCTGCGGGCCCTCCTCGCCCTGCGGGCCGACCAGTTCAGTAATCACCACCGAAAGCGTGCCATTCGAGAGCGTCGCATTGACCGCGGTGCCGCTGAAATTGATTTCGTCGACCAGCGTGCCGTCGACATTCAAGAACCCGGTGACAGCGTCGAGCTGCTGAATTTCCATAACGATGAAGTCGAGCGCCGCTTCGACCGCTGGGCCGTAGACTGGACCAAGCGGATTGGCCTTGAACAACTGCTGATAGGGCACCTTGCGCGTCAGCGTCAGCGACGTGCCGGCGGCAATCGGCGACCCGGTCAGCGGATAGGTGATCGTGCCGCCGGTGGCGCTCCCGGCGCCGGAGATCGAAAAATTCGAGGGCGCGATCGGCGTCACGTTGCCTTCGGCGTCGATGTATTCGAGCGCGCAATAGGCCGAGGACGGGATCGGGAAACCGTATGAAAACGTCGTGGTCAGGCCATTGCCTTCCCACGTCACCGAGACCTGCGTATTGGTCAATGTCATGCGCGCAGAGTAGCGACCGGCGGCAGGACGCCGCCACGCCGTCAGTGCTGCACCGGCACCCCGTGCATCAGGCCGTGGAGAAAATCGCCGAGGTTCTGCGGATCGGCCTCGCCGTCGCCGATGTCCCAGAGATATTGCGCCGCGGTGCCCGCCTGGCCCGCCGGCAATCCGGTCGCATAGCCGACCGTGTCGATGGCGTGCTGCAGCCATTTGGCCGAAACCTGACCCTGATCCAGGCCGACGACTTTCGCCAGATCGGCGGCACTGGTGGCGGCCTCTTCGACCGGCTGCTGCAAGGGCGTCACTTCGTAGCTGTAGCCCTCAAGCGCCGATGTCGCGAGGTCGCGCACGAGCGGAATGCCGGCGGCGACTTGGCCTACGATCGCCTTCGCGCCCCACTCAAAGTAACCCTCTTGTTCGGGGCTGGCTGTCCCCGAAACCATCGATTCAACCATGGCCGGGACAAGCAAATAATAGAGGCTGCGCCCAGCCACAGCAACGAAATCACGTCGTGCACCGACATAGTCACCCGCCTTTGCTGATCGGATCGCGCGCTTGCCCAGAACGACGGTTGCCCGCTCCCGGTTATACATATGGTTGAAGAAGCCATAGAACATCGTCAAGGCTTTCTGCCATTCGGCGCCCCGCTGGATCGCGGACAAATCAGCGGCCCCTGCCGAGCCGTGGGCGAACCGCACGGTGCGATCAGCCGCCTTCACCGCCTCATCATCGCCGGCGCCACCCTCTAGCGCCCGCCGATAGCCCGCCAGCCATGTCGGGACCGCAGTGCCCATGTCCATCGCCGCCACCGGATAAAATCCCAGGCGCTGCACTTGCTGAATCCACCCCGCCTCGCCCATCAACGCCTTCAGGCTTTCGCGTGCATCCCGGTCGATATTCTCCATCCGGTGCCGCATTTCGCCGGATTTTTCCAGGATCATGTCGCGCATCGCCTTGCCGTTCGGCCCGTACACGTCCCGGCTGGCGCGGATAAGCTGCGGACCGCCGACCTCGCCGATGGAATTCGACAGCGCCGAGAGCGAATGCTTCAGAACGGTGGTGGCCCTGAACCCAATCTGCACGGCCGAGGTGCCGAGTCGGACCCGCCGGATGGCGTTGTCCATCCACTGCAGGCTTTTGTCGTCGGTGTTGGCATTGTTCGCGAGATCGCGAAGCCAGGGATTGAACAGGCCGGCATATTCCGGACCCATCTTTTGCTTAACAGCGCCGGTGATTTCCGGCCGGTTCAGGAATTTCCACGCATCCATGATCGCTTCCCGGTGGGTCAGATCATGCACCACCTGACTGATCTTGTAGGGAATTTGATCAAGGCCGAGCTTCAGCGGCGCGCTATACTCGACGCGGCCGATGGTGTGACCCTTACTGGTGGTGGCGCGGTAGAAGGTCGGCTCGAACAGGCCAGCCTCGGCACCCTTGGCTGTTTTGGCCCTGCCGGCGTCATAGATGACCGGGAAATAGCCGCCGCGGTAGATGCCGTGCGGCGTCTCGATCGGGTTGGCCTCGACGCGCGGAAAGCCGACGCCCGTGACGCGCCGGTGCATTTCCTCGATGTCCGGCGTCATCTTCTCGAAAATATCCCAGACGCCTTGAACAAAATCCCAATCGGCCTTCGTCATGCGCTGGCGCAGGACGCGCATGACGATATCGCCGTCCCAGCCGAACCCCTTGATAAGCTTCTCGAAATTCGATGTCGGGCCGGTGTTGCCGACGTTGAGCGCCATGCCGATCAACTCGTTGCGGTCCATCTCGAAAGGCTTGCCAGTGTCCGGATTGATCAATTCCGGGATCGTCATGCGCTGGCGCAGCGATTTCGCCCACCCTGGCGGCATCGTCGCTTTCATCGCCCGCCAATCCCCGGCGATGCCTTCCAACCGATCTTTCTCGGCGTGCTCTGCCTCCTTCAGGCGGTCAAACAACCGCAGAAACGGTCCGCGCGTGTCGCCGTCGAGCTGCGAGAACATCTGCTCAATCTTCAGCAGCGAAGCATCCACCTGGCGCCCAAACGTCGCCATGGCGTGCATGGCGCCTCGCACATCGCGCACATCAAGGATGCGGTCGGGTCGCAGCCGGTTGCTTTGCGCGCGATCCGGGAGCGCCATCATGCGATCGACCGCCTCGTCGACCAGATCGGCGAGCGCCACGCGCTTGCCATCCAGCGTCACCTGCTCCTGCGCCCGCCCGGCCGTCAGCAGCGACGTCACAGCGTCCCGCACGCCCTCAAACTGATCGGCGGTCAATTCGCCGTAGAAGCCCTTGAACGTGCCGTCGCGCAGGAAATCCGGCACATACAAATCGTACCCGGCTGCGGCCTGATCGCGGACAAATCCATCCAGCGGCTTGCCTTTGAGGCCCCGCGCCAGTTCTCCGGCGTCGCGTTTCACCGGCACGCCGAGCCGATCCAAAATGCCGTGCACCTGGTCGAGAAACGGCTGTGCGGTCCCGGCACGCGTCGGTTGGCGGGCGACGTTGCGCCAGTACGTGGTGGTTTTCTGCCACGTGTTTTGCAACCGCTGCGCCTCGGTGGCAAAGGCGTGCGCGATCATCTGCCGCTGTTTGGCCTTGAACGCCTCCACCGGATTCTTGCGCAGCAGCGCGCGTTCGGCGTCGCGGCCGGCCCTTGCCTCGGCGCGACGGTACATGCCGACCCTTGTCGCCTTGTTCATCGCGGTCTCGGCCAGGTTCGATTTTGCCCAAGCCTCCACCTGCCTAATTGAGTAAGGCGGTTTCGCGCCGACCTGTTTGGCGAGCTGGCGCATCTCCGCCGCGATCACGTCGCGCTGACTTTCGTTGTGCGCTGCCTGTGCCGCGGCTTCTTCGAGCGTGCCGTCCTGCAGCGGATCACCGAACCGTTCTTCGAGGTGCTGATCAAGCGCCTGGTCGACAAGCCGCGACACATAGGCGTCGAACCCCAGCTTTTTGCCGAGCTGCATGGCAGCGTTTTCGCGGCCGACATTCTCGTTGACCAGATCGCGCAGCATATCCTCGCCGCTGGCGTAGCTCAGCGCCGGCGCCAGCGTGTCGGGGTGCATCCCATCTTCGGCGGTCAGACCCCGCGGAAAACGGCCGTAGGCCGGTCCCAGAATCTCTTTCACCGCAGCCAGCGACAGCTTTCCGCCCATCACGTCCTTGGACGGGTCGAGGATATCCTTGCCCGACGCGAGAAGCTTCCACGCCTGCAGGACCGGGCGCGACTTTACCTGCTTTTCGATGCCCGGCCGCGCCTCGTCCTCCGCCTGCTTCCATTCGGCCTTGCGCTTCATTTCCTCGACGCGCAACGCGCGGCGCAGCACGCGCTCGTACTGAGCGGATTCGGCTTTGCGCATCATGCCGGTGTAAGCGGCGAATTCGCCCACCGTCATGCCCGCTTCCTCGGGCGTCCGGAAAAGCGGGTTTTTGATCGCCAGCCCGCTCCGCGCATCCTCGATTGCATCGTCCGTCGCCAGCAGGCGGTCCATCACGCCGCGCACCCGGTCGTTGATGGGCGCGCCCAGACCGGCCATGGTTCGGTAAATCCGGGTCAGCCACAGCGCGAATTTTTGGAACGCCAGCCGCAGCGCCGACGAGGGCGCTTTGCCCTCCATCAGGTATTGCTCGAACCCCTGAGCGAATTTCTCGTGGGCTTCGACGCTGGCCTTTTCGCCGTCCTTAAGCCCCAGCCATTTGCGCAGCGTGGCGGCATCGTCGCGCATCTCCTGGGGCGCATCCTCGCGCTCAGCATCGCGTAGCGCCTCGTCGAGCCATTGATGCCCAAGCTCGTGCAGGATCGTGGAGCGGTCGGCATCGCGAAACAACGTAATGATCCGCCGGCCCTCGCCCATTGAGATAGACCCGCGCGCGCCGGCAGCGCCGTCGGGCTGGTTTAGCGTCTGATCAAGGGCGGTTTTGATGTCTAAATTGCTGGCGGTTTTGATGTCTATCCCGCGCTCGTTCAAAAACTGATCAAGTTGCCGGACCGTGTCGCGAAACTGCGCCTTCTTCAGCGTGTCCGTGGAAGGGGTGAGGTATCGCGGACCCCCTTGGATTGCGTCGAGCAGATCGTTCCGGTCGGGCGGGCTGTCCTCGGTGTGGTCCGGAAAATAGCCCTGCCCGGCCTTGTCGAATGCGCCCGGCTGAAACGCCGCGGCAACCGCTTCATCCAGGCTCATGCCCTTCGGATTGATCAGCTTGCCCTTGACGCCGAGTGCGGCCAGTTCGCCGCCATCGTCTTTGATGCCGCCCCGTTTGGTCAGAAAATCGACCAGAGAGTCGCCGTAAAGCTGCTTGTCCGTCGGCCCGATGTCGCCACGGCGCAGAGCGTCGATCGCCTCGTCAATTCCGGTGTATTGGGCCGGCCCGGCGACGACGCCGGGATCGCGCGTCATCTGGATGCCTTCCGACTTGTACAACTCGAGAGGGCTTTGTCCGAGCCGCGCGCCGCGGGCGCCGTAGCGCTCGGACACCAGGGTCGCCACTTGCTCGGCGTGATCCGCCGTCATCCCGACGTTGCGCGCCTGGTCGAGCACGTCCTGTTTGATGTCCTCCACGTCCTTCATGTGCGGCGTCTGCGACAAATCGACCGGCTCGAATTGATGCCCGGCTGTCTGCGCGTCGAAATCCAGCGCCTCGCGCATGGTCATGCCGTCTTCGTTGAACCGAATGTCGGGGCGAAGCTGCTGCTCGATCGGCGTGCCGGCAAGGTGCGCGGTGAAATCGGAGATCGGGATTTCCACATCGCCGCCCGTCAGGCTGGCGCGCGACATCTGCGCTTCCATGTCCGGCACGAAGGCGAACGGATCGTTGGGCGCGCCGGGGTGCGACTGGATGCCCTGATAGAGCTCCTGCAGCCGTTCGCCCGGCACGAAGATCGATCCGCCGCCGTTGTACGTGTCCATCAGCGCCGAAAAGGCGTCAGGCGCCCGGTTGCGCAGCTTCGAGCCGGCGGCCGCACTTTGCATACCTTGCCAGGACTGCAGCGCGCGGGTCGCGGCGTCGGCCCGCGCCGCATCGGTTAGCAGCGAAACGCCCGCCATCGGCACGTGCAGCGATCCGAACAGAGCAGCACCCTGTTCCATCTGATCGACGGTTTGCGTCACCAGCGCGGCGCGCTGTGCCGGATCGTTGAACACGGTCTGGAAGTCCGGCGACGTGACGGCTTCGGCCACCTGCGGCGCCAGCGTTTGCACAAGGCCCATCCCGCCATTCACAAACGCCCCGGTCAGGCCGGATTTGATCGTGCTCTTGGCGAACTGTCCCAACGCGGCAGAAAGCGCCGGGCGCGTCGCGGCTTCGGTGGCGATGTCGCGGATGAACGGCGACAACTCGCCGCCACCGACGGTTGCCAGCGCGCCGGACAAGCCGGCGGCGACCAGTGCCGCCGACTGGCGCGTGATCTCCGAAACCGGCTTGCCCTGCTTGTCCGTGACGTTGGCAAGAGTGTCGTAGGTTTGGCCATAGGTATCGACCGCCGTCTGGCCGGCAAACCCGGTGACGAGGCCGAGCCCGGCGCCGCCGATGGCGCCCGGAATTGCGCCGACGCCGCCCGCCAGCGAACCCAGCGCAGCACCGGTGCCGGCGCCGACCACGACTTCCGGCGCAGTGTTTACGACGCCCGAGGCAAACCCGCCAGCGCCTTGGGCGAAGTCGCCGATGGTCGGGCTGGGGTTCTGGCCCGGCGTCGCGGGCGGGGGGCCGAGCATCGACTGCCGAGACGCGCGCGGGCCGGTATATGCCGGCGCCAGCGCGGCCGCCGCGGCGTCGGCATCCTGGTACTGGCCAAGCTGCTCCTTCAGCGTCTGCAGGAAATCCATCTGCATCGGCGACGCGATGTGCGCACCCTCCGACGCCTCAATCTGATTGGCTTGGCTTTGCAGCGTCGCTTCGTTGAAGCCGCGCGCGAAACGCCCGACGACGCCGAGATTCTGGATGTCGTCGCTGGCCAGCTTCGCGTTGTCGGGCGTCGCTGCCAGCCATGACGCGAGGTTGGCGTCGGTGCCGACCGTCGCGCGGTTGGTGCGCTGGGTGAACTGATCCTGCCAGAATTTCGGGTCATCCTCCATGGCCGCGGCGGGAATGTTCAGCACCGGCGCCAACACCCGTGCGGCAGCGACCTTGTCGGGATCAACACCTTGCGCCGCCGTCAGATTGCCGTTGGCTTGGCCCTGCCGGGCGGACATGAAATTGCCGACGACACTGTCCCAATCCGGCGGCGCCGGCGCGGCGGGCGCAGCGGCCGCGAGCGGGTCGGCCATTATTGCGGCCCGAGCGTCGAGAGGTAGATTTGCGTCGCCGTCGCCACGTCAGGCAACCGCCCGCCGTTCTGCTTGGCGTAGGCGGTGTTGATCGCCTGCAACGCCGGCCCCGGAATGTCGGCTTGGAATTTCGAGATATCGCCGCCAGCGCCCTCCTGCTGGTAAAGCCGGGTCGCCTTGGGACCAAAGAACATCCCGCCGCTGCCGGCGACGGTCCCTTGGACGAGTAGGCGCTGGGTGATTGCGCGCAAGTCCGAGACGTCTGGCATCCGGTTGTTTTTCGCGTAGAACGCCTCCACGTCCTGGCCGAACACGCCGGCGAATTGCTGATAGCCGGCATCGTCCTTGTCGATCTTTCCAGCCTTCACGCCGACGCCAGCACTCACCAGCATCGGCGCAACATAGCCAAGAGCGCCGTCCATATCGCTTGGCGAGATGCCCCGCGCGCCGGCGGAGGCGGTTTGCGCCTGAAGATTGGACAATTCCGAAATCTGGTCCTGCGGGATGAGGTTGAGCATCTGCGGAGAAAGCAGGTTCACTTTAGCGAACGCCTGCGGGTTGGTGTAGTAAAGCCCGCGAAGCTGGTCGATGGTCTGCTGCCCCTGCGGCGTCCATTTGGTATCCTGGCCCGGAATATTGTGCTTCATCAGGGCCAGGACGCTGCGCTGATGCTCCGGGTCGAGGTCTGCATAAGCCGTCGCCACATCGCCGCCCATCGCCTGGACTTGGCCTGGATCGGTGAATTTGTTCTGCATGATGGCGCTTTGCACGATGTTGAAAGAACCGCTCTGCGCATCGTCATAGGCCTGCTTTCGCTTGGAATAATCCGCCAGCACGCGCTGCGCCGCCTGGTCGCCGGCGTCGGGCTGATCCGGGTACATCGCCGTCGCGGCATCGGATGCCTGCTGCATAAGCGCCGGCAGCTTGGCGCCCAGATCGTCCATGTTCATTCCAACCGCAGACGGTTGCGGGCTGGACAGGCTCGGGCCGGCGATGTCTTCGACGTATTTCAGCGTCTCGGGCGGAAGCTGGGACATATCGCCGGTGGCGGCGTAATGCATCACCCCAGGATTGTTCGGTCCCGCATTATAGGCCGCCAAGGCAACGGGGTAGTTGCCGTTAAATTTCGCCATCAAGTCGTTCATGTAGAACGTGCCAAGCGATTTATTGTAGTCCGGATCGTTGGCCAGTTTCACAGGATCGAACGGAATGCCGTGTTGCTGCGCCACCATCTTCGCCGTGTCCGGCAAAAGCTGCGCAACGCCGACGGCCCCCTTAGGCGACGTCAGGGGCTGGCCGTCTGCGCCGAATTGATGGCCGCCACTCTCCACCTGCCATTGGCGGTTTGCCTGATCGCTGCTGATGAAGGTGTGGCCGATGCCAAGGACGCCATCGCTGATGTTGGCGATCACGCCCGGCATGGTGGCCCGCCGGATGCGCGCGCCGACCTCTACGGATGTGGCCGCGTCAAGATAGCCGGCGGAATTGTATTGGTCATAAAGCTTCGAGGCCGCGACCGGGTCCTTTGCCATCGCGGCATCCAGGATCGCCGCCGCTGCCTGCGAGGTCGATTTCGTCACCAAATCCTGTGTCGCATCGGGTGAAAGCCCCTCGCTCTGCGCCAGTTGCCGGGCGCCGTCGATGGACGTGTGGATCGCCGCATCGGTCATCGTCGGGTTGTTGTAGTTGAGCGCGCCGTTCTGCACGGCGGAATCAATCATGCCGTTGATCGACCCATTTCGATACGTGATCGTCTCCTGGGCCGAGTGCTGCGCCATGGAGTCCATTTCGCGGTTCAGCATATAGGACGAGGTCTGGTTATAGACCTGCTGGGCAAACGGGTTGCTCAGGGTGCCTGCATACTGCTTTTGCAGCGCGTTCAGCTTATCGAGCGTGGGCTGATAGGCATCGACCGCATCCTTGCCCTGCAGCGAATAAAAGCCCTGGGGCCCGAACAGGATGTTGCGCTTTGCCGCGTCCATCTGGTTGACGGCATTGTAAGCGTCGGCCTGGTCCTTGGTCTGCTGAAGCTGCAGGGCGGTGTCGGTGAGCTGGTCCGCGCCTTTTTGTACGGTATCCCCAAGGCCGGCGACGGCTTGATCGGCGGCCGTACCGGCGTCCGGATTTAGCGACGCAAGTTTCGCATCCGGCTGGGTGTCGGCAAAGGCGTAGTTAGGGACTGTCGGCATCAGCCATTAACCAACCCAAACCCAGGCGATCCGAACTGCTGGAATTTCAGCCACGTACTGCCGAGCGAACTCGCACCCCCCAGGATCGTCGAAAACGCGTTGATCGGCGCCGCCGCCTTCAAAGAATTCGACTGCGTCATATCCTGCTGGCTTTGGGTGTTGTAGTTGCTGATCTGCGCCATGGTGTTGAATTTCAGGTTCGACTGATCAAGCTCGCCCGCCTGCTGGGTGCCCGCAACCACATTCGCCGCCGACGGCCCGGTGACGTTGTTCGCCGCCTGCGTGGCTTTCTGCTCGCCGACCTCGGCCCGGGTTTTCAGCGACTGCTCATATTCCTGCTGCTGGCCTTGCGTGGCGGCGATGCCGGCATTTTGCGTCGCGATCTTGGCGTTTTGCTTCATCACCCCGGCCTGAAACTGCGCCTGGGAATACGACCCGACCGCGGCCGCAGCGGTGCCCACAACCATCGCGCCGAGCAGCAGCGGGCCAAAACAGACGCCGGGCATCCGATCTGCGCAGTGTCGCGGCAACCCGTTCATGCTTTATTGTCTCCGCAGGCGCATCTGCAAAAACGCGGCGCCGTTGACAGTCACCGTACCGACCGGCTGAAAGCCGAGCCACGCCAGCCACCGGACGGCGCGGCAATAATCCGCGTGCACGTGGCAGATGATGCTGTCGTGAAACCGAAAAATGTCCCGGATAAAATCGCGGTTGAGCTTCAGAAAAAGCCGTTTGTGACGCTCGATCTCCGGCGCCGTCAGGAGCCACGCCTCGGCCTCGCCGAACAAACCGACCGCGCCGAAGCCCCACATGGCGATGATCTGGCCATCGCGCTCGGCGGCAAACGCCTCATGCGACGCCGCCAAGCTGTGTGCGATCATGGTGCCGGGATCGCGGCCAACTGCCAAGCACTCCTGACGATCTTCCGGCCGCAGCCGTGGGGCGAGCCGCGCGACATCGCTCTCCTTGGCGGCCCGGATCAGCACGAGGTTCATGTGTCGCCCATCGTGACTTCCGGCACCACAGCAAGCACGCTGGCGGGCAGCGGGTTGGATTGCTGGATGCACACCTGGCCGTCAGGGTTCCATGACGGATCCATGTTGATGCGCTGGTCCTCAAACCGGACCGTCGTCTCGCCGTAGATGCCGAGATACGCGGTCATCTGCACGCCGCCACCCTCCGAGAACGGCACCGGATTATTGCTGGCGACATAGCCGGCGGGGATGATCGGCTTGAGCATGTCCCAGCGCGACCCGACGTAAAGCCCCTGAGTGTCCTGCACCCGCACGTTGACCGCCGAAATCTTCTTGCGCTTCGTCTGAATCGTGCCACCACCCGGCAGGTCCAGCCGCAGCGTCTGAAGCTGGGCGGTGTAGCCAAGGCCAACCGAGATCAGCGAAGCCGGCATCGGCAGGCTGATTGCGCCGTCGGTGACGGTCAGGGGCCCGAACACATCGCCGTCGGCCAGGCCCACGACGGATTGCCCCTCAAGGTGGTCGAGATATCCGACCATCGCAGCCGGCGCGCCCTCCGACCAATAACCGGCGGCTGCAGGTGCGACCTGCTGGGTGTTGGGCATAAAGGCGGTGAACGACTGCAAGACGTTGCACTGCACGAGCTGCGGGCTGGATACGGTGACGATCTGGGCTTTGCCGCCGCTGGCGCGGATGACGTCGCCGACGTTGCCGGATGCCCACACCGCGGCGTCGGCGTAAATCGAGCAGGTGTTGCTCACCAGCGGCGTCAGAACCGCGCCCGCGCCGCTGCTGGCGGCAAGCTGGATCTCCGGCTGCACGTAGCCAGAGCCCGCGCTGTCGACAACGATGGCGGTGATGACGCCGGCGGTGACGGTGATCGACACGGTCGCACCAGCGCCCGGCCCGTTGAGGTCCACGATTTGCCCAAGCAGAGGCGAAGGATAGCCGGACCCGCCGGTCACGACGTCGACCGAGCCGATGGCGCCTTGGTTTTCAAGGGTAATCCACAAATCGGCCGCCGGGTTGCCGGGCAGGATTTGGCGGCCGGCGTCGACGCAATAAGCGTTCTCGACCTCGGACGGCTTGGCCTGCGCGAAATTGCCGCCGAAATAGCGCGAGGCCATCATCTCGACGGTATAATAATGGTAGGGAACGCCGTCGCGGATCGTCACCCGCTCGGCAACGAAATAGACAAAATCCTCGCTGTTGGTTTCCGAACTGGCCGTGCCTGGCGTCGGTGTCGGGACGGTGCCGGGCGAAAGCTGGACGCCGGCCAAACCCCCGCTAGTGTTGTGGTACACGCCCACCGCGGATTGCTGCCAGTTGAATGTGAACGGCTCTTCCGAGGTTCCGCTGACGACGACGCCGGTATAACTGTCCGACTCAAAAAGATTTACGCCCGCCAAGGTCTGGCCGCATGTCGTGCCGTCCTCGCCGACATAAGTCAGACCGGTAGTGACGTCGACGGCCAAAGCCAAGTAAAGCGATGCGACATCGGTTGCGGCGCCGACCGGCCCCGCCGAAATCTGAAACTCATCGACGCTGACTTCGGGATTAAACGGCGTAATGGTAGAAAAGTTCTCAATCTCAAAAATCACAACGGCTTGGGTCGAGGTGCCAGCGTACGGAACGGTCAGCACAGGCGGCGTCGATTCGGTGGCAAGCTTTGTATAAACCGCCAAACCGACGTAATCCGTGAAGCTGTGAATCAAATTCGACCAGCCGGACGGGTTGCTCTCTCCCCCAAAGCCAAAAGCATCATCGGCACCGTCGCCGCCGCCCACACCCAGCATCACCAACAAATTGCCGACCGTAACCGGGTTGGGCAGCGTCAAGGTCGCAGGTGCGGTCAGTGCCTGGGCAAACGATTGCTGGACAATCGCGGGTGTCGCCAGCGTCATACGACCGTTGCCCTTTTCTGCGGGATCGAGGCGACCGAGCGCCAATAGCCTTGCGTATCGTGCCGCGCCCAGCCCTGAATTTGTTGCTCCGCCAGATAGCACATCGACAGCGCCACCCCGTCATCGCGGATCGACCAGATGTTATAGAACGGCTGCTCGGCCCAAGCCCATTCGACGATCTGCCGGCCATCGAAAAGATGCGCCGAAAGCACCGAAACGTCGGTTCCGGTGTACGTGTTGATGTAGAAATTATATGACAACTTCCGCACCGCGTAGCCGCGCGCCTGGACATAGAACAGCTCGTACCCGATGCGCAGCGGCTGCAGATCGGAGGCGCCGGAAAATGCCTGGGGCTGAGCATTTACCGACGCCGGCGTCACCGGCTCATATAGCCCCCCGCCGGTGACCTGCCATGCGCCGTCTGCGGTCAGGAGCACCAACCCCGCCGACATCGGCGTCGCGTGCGCGATAGTGCTCAAGTCTTGGGCGTTGATGGTGATGTCGATCGCGTCGTCATCTTCGGCCGGGACCGAATAATCCATGTTCTGGAACAGGTTCGGCTTCGACATCCAGACGGTCTGCGGATCCTGCAGCGACGCGGCAAAGACCTTGCGGCCCTGGAAATAGCACACCACGCCCGGATAGTTGTCGGAGCTGGTGACGGTGTATGTGCCCTGCACTTCTACCGAATTGGTGAAATTCGAGGCGGCGAAGGCATGCGTGGTGCCACCGACGACATAAGGCGTTGGCCCATAACCGTCCTCGGGCGGCGTGTAGCTCGCATATGCCACCTGCGTTGTGGTGCGCGCCCCCTGGACGCCCCCAGTGACGCTGCCGGTGATCGTGACAATGTTCGCGACCATGTCATCGTACATGATCGACCAGGTGTAGGTTGTCGGCGCGGTGCCGCTCTGATCGCTGTCGAGGGTGTCGCACATGCCCGACGCCTGGCCGCTGATAAGCTG